CTTTTTTTAAAGGAATAACCATGAACGATAATGTTGCCCTATTTGCTGCCACTCTGTTGCACTCAGCAACGAATACCCATTTCTTTCATTGGTCTACGGATTCCTACGCTAAACACAAGGCTTTGCGCCAATACTATGATGGAATTGTGCCATTGGTAGATGATTATGTTGAGGCCTTTTCTGGTGCGTATGAACAGATAAAGACTTTTCCAAGCGTGTATCACCAGCCTAAAGACCCAATCAAATACCTGCAAAGCCTACAAAAGTTTGTAAAAGAAGCTCGTAACGACCTGCCAAAAGACGAACAACTCTGCAATTTGGTTGATGCTATTGCCGACCAAATAGACTCAACTACCTATAAGCTCCGTTTCCTAAAGTAATGCAATTAGTAGGCCTGTCTGCTTTAGAGTACGATGAACAGTACTATTCAGAGCATAAAGAGGCTAATTTAGATTACCTTGGACATGGGTATTGGCAAGAAGAATACGCAAAGATGGTGTCTAAGGGTTTACCCCAAGGCTCAGTCGTATTTGATGGTGGATGTGCTTGCGGTTCTATCCTTAATGGATTTAAGAAGCTAGGCCATAAAACCATAGGCATGGACTTGTCTGCTTACATGGTCGAGCTAGGCAATAAACACTTTGATAACGATGAACTTATATGCGGTTCACTTACTAAAATTCCATTGGCAGATAACAGCGTAGACCTTGTTCATTCTGCACAGGTTTTAGAACACATCCCACAAGAGCTGATGAATGACATCATTGCCGAGTTTGAGCGCATCCTCAAGCCTGGCGGCAGAATGTTTCTATGCCTAGATGCGATAAGAGACGGTGAAACCAAAGATATGTATATGGGAGACCCTACCCATGTAAACATTCAACCTATTGAATATTGGGCAAAATTAGTTAAAAAAGGTAATTTACTATTTGATGTTCAAAGGTATAATGACTTTGTACGCTCAGAGTACCGACCCACAGAAGGGGAAAACTCCAACTTCTTTCAGGCATACCCTTATTGGAGCGTGTTTACTTTAATTAAGGAATAGCTATGCCACTCGACAAGTCAGGGTCAGTTCAATCAGTCGGTAAAAACATCAAAACCGAAATGAAGGCCGGAAAGCCTAAAAAACAGGCAGTCGCAATCGCTCTCAATGTTGAGCGAGACAATGCCAAGGGCAAACGCAAGGCCAAGCTAGAAGAAGCCTACGGGCGCTTTTTAGGTGAGCGAAGTGAGTCGTAAAGACCAAATTCGTGCAGCAGTAGAGAAGCACGACAAGCCAATACCTAAGACAACAAAGGGTAAAGGCCGTAATTACTTGCCAGCTGAAGAAGGCGCAGGAATGACAGCTAAAGGCAGGGCGGCTTATAACCGCAAGAATAACGCTAATTTACAAGCACCCCAGTCAAGTGGCGCAAGGCATGACAGTTTCTGTGCAAGGTCAGCAGGATGGACAGGGGAACGAGGCAAAGCAGCACGAAAAAGATGGAGTTGCTAATGAAAGACGGACTTTATGCAAATATTCACCGAAAAAGGGCTAGGATTAAGGCCGGTTCAGGTGAAAAGATGAATAAACCAGGTAGCAAAGGCGCTCCAACGGCTAAAGACTTTAAAGAGTCAGCCAAGACCGCCAAGCCTACCCGTAAAGAGATGATTGCCTCAAAGATGAAGGATATGTAATGACCCCAATGAGCAGAAATTACAAGAAAGAAGATGCCATGCTTAGACCAGAACATGAGTCTACCCTTGAGAAACAGCAAAAAGAGCGCATGAAGCCTAAGCCACAAGAGCTGGCAGTAGGCGGTAAAGGTGACATTCTTAACAGAAAAACTAATGAGCGCATGAAGCGCAAACAGGCCTTACTTGCTGCAATGAACAAAATCCATGATGCTGACATTGCGTAAATTTACCCTGTAGATTTGAGGTCGACCCCTAAACCCTGTTTTTGTTTTAGCATTGATTCATAGTTAAGACAGGCCATCCCTATCAGTTTAGGCATGGCACAAGCGCCAGACTCCCACCTGGCTACTGTCACCCTGTGAACTCCTAGCAAGTCGGCTGCACTCTCTTGCGTTAGGCCTAGCCTAAGCCGCCAGGATTTAAGGTCAAAACTCATTTAATAACCCTCTCATCTAATCCAAAGTAAAACCAGGAATCAGACCCTAACCGTTGAGCCGTCATCCTGGTCAGTTTGATATATTGCACTCCATGAAGGGTAAAAACTGCCCTCACTTGAAGATTGCCAAAGACTGTCCGCATTAGTACTCTAGACCGGCACAGTCCATCATCATGGTTTGATTGTGGAGCATAAGAGAGCGCACCGCCTTTAAAGCATTGCGAACTTGATACTTGCTAAAGTTGTCCGAGTCCAGGTCTTTTAAGATGTACTGTAAGACTGAGAACATTTCGTCATAATCATCGTATGCCATATATAAAGACTGCTCCAGAATGGCAATATTCATCGCCAATTTAGAGATTTGCTCGGCTTGTGTCAGTTTTTTGGCTGGTAGTTTCTTAGTAGTCATGGTTTATTCCCCTTTAATGTAAAAGTCTGCTTCTTTTCCGTTTAATGTGATGCCATCTCGCCATGTCAGGCCTATGCAGCTCTCATTCGTCTTAAATATGATTAAAAATTGGCCTATTTTGTCTTTTATGACTGAATAGCCATCATTTGCCCAATGGACAGATTGTCCGGCCTCTACTGCTGATTTGATTTCGTTGAGTGTCATATAAATCCTTAGTAGTAATAACGCAAGCCATCAACAGGGCAAATTAGCCATTTTTTACGGCCTCCGTTTGCTTTGGTGCATTGGCTACGGTCAAAATCTTTGTAATGCGTTGCACCTTCTCCGAATTTAATCTCCCACGCTGTAGGCTTGCGGTGATAGGTGATAGTGTGTGCTGTATTCATAATTAAATTATTCCTTTACCTGTTAAATAAAAGCCAATTTGTGCTAAAATGAACACGAGAACCAATAGAATCAAGGCTTGATAGTTTTTCATGGTTAGGCCGCTTTCAGTAAATCATTGACTAAATCAATGGTCGATTTGTAGGAAATAACCTGTAATTTGGGGTCAGTCAAACCATTAAGGAATTGACTAGCCTCAGCCTCACTACTGAAAGCCTTGGTGAGCTGGTTATTCGTATATGAGTTGTACCCTTTGGCGATATAGAGCTTCATGATTAGACCCTTTCAACGGAGACAATGATTCGACTGACTTTATGGATAAAATTGGCATAAGCTACAGCCTCCGCCATGGTGTGAAATACCTTTCCGCCTGATGTGTACATGATTAAATCCATTCGTGGCGAAATTTACTACCTTGGACAAAACCGCTATTGAGCTGGTCTACTAAATGGAATCCCATATCCATGCCACACCCCTTAACAACTAGGCCGTTATGTTTCCCAATCCTACGACCTGTAGCAGTAGCCACAAGCCAATCAAGACTAATAATGCGACCAGCGTCTAACATACGGATAGAGATTTCCCTCTGCATACCTGAATTGCTTACATGGCGTAAGACTGTATAGATGGTATCTGTGGGTATAGAGTTGAGAATGTTGGTTAACTCTTGGATTGCTTCTTGCTGTACTTGCTTACTCATGGTTACTTCTCCTATAGTCATCAATTAATGGTCATCACTTACTACGGCTCTACTGTAGCACATTGTTACATCAAATAATTGACCTAGGTCAAGAAAATGAAAACTTTTCTAATTATTCATTCTGATATATACTCAGGCTATACGAATCAAGGGGTTATGACATGGCAAATACTAAATTAGAAGATTCTTCTATTTCAGCCAAGCCCAAGGCTAAATACAAGCCTCCAAGGGCTGGAATGGGTCGCCCTGCCGGTGTACCCAACAAGTCCACAGCTAAGGCGAGAGAGGCCTTTGCAGCATTCGTAGACGGTAACAGCGAGCGTATGCAGGAATGGATAGAGCAGATAGCAGCAGACCCTAAACATGGCCCTAAAGTAGCTTTTGACTGCCTTATGGCGGTGAGTGAGTATCATGTCCCCAAATTAGCCAGGACTGAGGTCGTTGGAGATAAGACAGCCCCTCAACGCATGGTCATTAGCTGGAAAAAATGAGCGAACCTGTCCTAGAGGTAGAGCTTGACTATAGGCCGAGGGAAGTATTCGAAGATTTCCATGATAGACAACAGCGCTGGTCGGTTATCGTAGCCCATAGACGCTGTGGTAAGACGGTACTCTGTATCAATGACCTGATATATAAAGCCTTAACCGATGGCAAAGAAAACGGGCGATATGCTTATATTGCTCCTTACTATAGCCAAGCCAAAAACATTGCATGGGACTACTTGCTGCACTTTTCTCAGCCGGTACTCGCCAAAGCCAATCAATCCGAGTTGTGGGTCGAGTTAATCAACGGGGCGAGAATTAGGCTATATGGCGCTGATTCGCCAGACGGTCTCCGAGGCATTTTCCTGGATTCCGTAGTTATGGACGAATACGCTGACATGAAGCCATCTATTTGGGGCGCTGTCGTGAGGCCGTTATTGACAGACCGCAAGGGGTCTGCCACTTTTATTGGGACTCCAAAGGGACATAATGCTTTTTGGGAAATGTATCAAACAGGGGTAAAAAGTGACGATTGGTATGTCAAGGTCTTACGAGCTAGCCAAACGGGAATACTGCCACAAGATGAGCTTGACGATGCTGCAAAGACAATGTCGCAAGACCAATATCTTCAAGAGTTCGAGTGCGATTTTGAGTCCGCTATATTGGGCGCTTATTACGGCAAAGAGATGCGCCAACTCACAGACCAGAGGCGAATCACCGAGGTAGAGCATGACCCCCTATTCCCTGTCCATACCGCATGGGACTTAGGGTACTCAGACGATACGGCAATATGGTGGTTTCAAGTGGTATTCGGTGAGATACGCCTACTTGACTATCATTCCTCCAACGGTCAAGGTGTGCCGTTTTATGCTGGAATCATCCAAAGCAGGGA